TTCGCGGAGGCGTTGCGATTGATCGCGTTCTCGCCCTGCGTGAGCGCGAACTGGTAGTTCGGCGAGTTGTAGAAGCCGGCGTAGTTCGCGTTGTTCGGGTTGGCGCCGCCTGTTGAAGTGCCCCCGCCCCCACCTCCGCTGCCGCCCCCGCCGCCAGCTCCGGTAACGGTGTTGGCGCCTACCTGCGTCGTGCCGACCGTGCCGCCAGCGCCGCTGTTGCCGCCGCCGATGCCGTAGAGCTGGCCCAGCAGGTTTGTCGCGCCGCCACCCATGTTGGTGTACGGCGCCAAAATGTTCTGGGTGTTCGCGTACGCGTTCTGCTCGGTACCGACCGCCTGCGTCATGCCGCCAGTTTGCGCAGCCGCGGCGGCGCTCGAAGCGTTCGCAGAGGTGATCCCCTTGGCAACGGCGCCGGCTCCCGCGACGATCGCGCCTACCGCAACTGCACTGAGTCCGAACGTCATTGAATTTTCTCCGGTAGCGCCAACGGCGCCATCCCAAGCTGCGGGTTCCGCGTCTGCAGGCGGTCCGCCTCTTCTACTAGGTCGTCCTCGATGTCCTCGGGAGACGTCTTGTTGGTGCTGTGCACGGTGGTCCACACCGTCTCGGCGTGCGCGAACCCCGCCCGCTTGCTGCCCGCCGCCACCGGAAACACGTGCTGTCCCGTGAAGCGCCTCGGGCCGTCTTCGGTCGTGACCGTGATGTCGCCCGTGACGATCACGATGTGGTCGTGCTTGTGCACGGCGCCCGTGATGATCGTGTCCGCCGGCAGCGTGATCGAGCGCGCGTAGACGCCGCCGCTCAGGCAGTGCTGCGTTTTGAGATCCACCTGCGGATACTGTAGCAGGTGCTGTTCCAACCGCTCCACCTTCTCGCGCGTCGTGCGCGCGGGAAGGCGGCGTGGCGGAATGGTCAGTGAGAAGCTGATGCCGAGGGCGGGGCTTTGCATATACCTGCTGCGATGCAGTCGGTGATGTAGTTCTGGAGCGCGACGATCCACGCGTCCGCGTCTTCGTACAGCTTGTCTAGCGGGGGCCCGACGTCCCGCTCGGCGGGTTCATTATCTGCCGGCCCTGCTGCTGGAACGCCGGCTTCTGCATGAGCAGCGGGTCTGGCGCCACCATTTGCGGGCACTGCTCGGGGCGCTGGGGTGCGGGGGCACACGAGCACGTGAGGAGCGTCGACAGCAGGAGGAGCGGCCAGAGCGGCCTTGAAAGTTGATAACGCTTCATTCGTGAGAACTTTTGCACGAGCCTCTACCTCCTCGCTGTGAACTATCTGAGCGTCGGCGAGCCGCTTATCGGCGGCCGCGTCCTTCGCGTGCTGAATTCCTTCGACGTGGTCTGTGTACCACCAGAAGCCGCCCGCGAGCGAGAGTGCAAACGCACCCCATACGAACCACGAGACCGGGACCAGCTTGAGCAGTGCGGCGAGGAAATTCATGTGGCGTCCCTCACTTTGTCATCTCGCATGACGATCCAGTGGTAGACGCCGCACATGGTGGCGCTGACAGTGGCCCACGTAATGAAGTTGCCGGAGTCCGGGTGCATGAACAGAAAGACGGTCGCCGCGGTCCACGCGGCGCCGACCAGACTCATCACGAACCAGTCGCGCAAGTCTCCGTTGTTGCAGATCATGAGCCTCACCTCACCAGAACCGTTTGAATAACCGGCTGAGCCAGCTCCTCAGCCAACCGTAAAAGTCGACGGCGCGTTCGGCGCAGCCTCGGCCTGCGTCCACGTCACGACGTTCGTGTTGCCCGAGGCGTCGCCCACACTATCCGTGTCGTAGCAGTACGCGGAGTATTCCGTGCCGGCGACCGGCGAGAAGACCGGGGTCATCGAGGCGAACGGAATCACGAGCTGGGAGCCGAGCGGTTGCGTCGGTGACGGCGTGAAGGTGTGCAACGCCGGGGCGCCAACTACGCCGCCGACGACGGTCGAGATCGCGAAGGAATAGAGGACGATGTCGCCCACGTTGAGCGCCGCTCCGGTAGTGGCCGGCGGCACCGGTACGCGAGTCGTCGGGGTCGTGATCGTTGCCTGTGTCTGTGGAGTTGTCATGTGCTCACCTCGGGGTACTGCCCCGTTAGAAAATAGTTCGCGATTCTGTCCGCGCGGCCCTCGTGCACCTCGCGTTCCCATTCACTGGCGAGCAGATGATCGTGCACCGTCTGCCACCACTTGTTGATCATGGCGTGGCGTGTGGCGAGGAACTCGGACCACGTCTTCACGCCCATGTTGAACACCAGCTCCGTGAGAGCGTTCTGCCGACACGGGGTATCAAGAGCCGCCCATTCCGGCAGCTTGGACGCCTCGTCCATCGCGGCGTTAATGTCGCTCTCCAGCGTCGAATCCGCCGTCTCCTGCGTCCACTGCAGCCCAGAAGCGTCACTAGCCTCAAGCAGGTGGCCCCATCCGATCGTCCAGTGACCGGTGGTGTCTTTGTACGCGGAGAGTCTGCAGCTCTCCGCGGCCTGTATGTCATGAACCAGCCGGGGGTCGGTCATTTGCGGTCCTTGCGACTGCGGTCGTCGTCGACCTTCTGGTTGACGACGTCGATCTTGCCTTCCATCCGGGTCAGCGTCGTCGTTACATCCTGCAGCGACTTGTGCGTCTCGGCCTGTCCGTCGAACAGCTTTTGAATCTGAACGGTGTGCTCGTCAAGCACCTTACTCTGCGCGTTCATTTCCAGCACCGTGTGGCCCGCCCAACCACATGTCGCCATCACCACCGAGACTACGGCGGTCTTCATCGCATCGGCACCAAACAACGCTGACAACGCGCTCATGCCCCACCCCTTGTCTTAGACGACGCCGATCTCGCCTTCCGCCTCGAACGTGATCGTGGTCGCGGCACTCGCGAGCCCGGTCAGGAAGTCCGCGACGTCGAGGCGCGTGGCGCCGTAGTAGTCAACGTACGAGTTCGCCGGGATCGCGATCGCGCTGCCGAGGAATTCGGTGCCCGCCGCAGAGCCGCCGGTCGCGCCGATGAACAGCGACGCTGTCGCCGCCGCGGCGGTCTTGTTGACGAGACGAATGTGACGCAGGATCACATACGTGTTGCTGTTCGTGCCGGCGAGGCCCGTACCACCGGTCAGCGTCGGGGGGTTGACGATATTCGCGGCGGACGCGCCAAGGGCGACGGGGCCGAAGCGAAGCAGTTTGTTTGCGGCCATGAGATCAGAACTCCTGCGCAGTGCGCGTTAGATGTTGTCGTCGTACCCGTAGCAGTAAGCAGCCGAGGCCGCCGCACTTGCGTAGTAAAGCAGGGGCGTACCCGGTCTCTCGACCCGTAATTCACAGAGAATCGTGTTGTACGAGCCGGGCGGTGTGGCAACCGGTGGCGGGTTTGTCGTGCTCGTGTAGCCACCGCAATACTGGTTGATCGCTAGGATTGCCGTGCCGCCACCCGCCCACAAAACAATCGCCACGTCAGATGCGGTAGGCGGGATCACCGACGCCATACTGGCGTTCAAAAACGAAGGTGTCGTCACGTTGCCGGATGCGCCCGCCGCGGTGTAGATATTAGGCAGCGCGGGGAGATACGTCGGCGTGATGATGTACCGAACCCGGCGGCCGTATTGTTGAAACGGCACAACGACGTTGCTGCTGTTGGAGTAGAACGCGCCAATTCTCGCCCAGTGCGTGTAACCGGTTGGCATCGGGCTCGGACCGGTGGAGCTGAGGGATGCGATGAGCGGTGAGCCGTTTCCGGTCGGGCCTCCGGGAGAATAGCGCGTGTTCGTCACCACGTAGAGGTAGTACCACGTGTTGGCTGTCGGTGTGCCCGTGTCTAGTCCGTACGCGTTACCAACACCGCTATAGGGCAACGTGGTCGAAGAGGCCATAGCCGCCGACAAGTATGTCGGGTTTCCGCCTCCGCTACTGCACACGATGCTGCCAGACGCATAGATGTAGGCGGAGCCGCCAACATACGACACCGCAAGGTTCGCGAACAAACCACGCGCGCCGACCAACGAAGTCAAGGCCCCGTTTGACGTGGTCAGCGCGCCGCTCAGTGCCCACATGCCGTCGTCGTCGCCCTGCGAGACCGGGTCAACGGTGTTGTGCTCGCCCTGAGTGCCGGTGAGGACCGGTACCCCGTTGATGTACAGCCCTTGCGCGTTCAGCGTGCCCGCGCCGCGGTTCGGGCCTGACGGTGAGCCGACCAGCGTCGTCCCGTCACCGAGAATGTCGAAATAGGACGTCGACCCGGCGGCGTTCAAGAAGTACGCGCACTTGTCCGACGTGTTGGTGCCGGCCTGCACGAGCAAGCCGAGCGACGTCCCCGAAGATGGTCCTTGAAAGAGCGCGGTATAGCTAGCCGAGACGCCGTTCACAGTGAGCGCAGTGACGCCGGTCGGCTGCGGAATGGTCACACGACCGCTGGACTCCACGCGCAGGAGGTCATTACCGCCGTTCGCTGAGATCGACAACGCGTTCGCGACATTGTTGCCGATTATGAACTGGTAGTACGCGCCGCTCGCTTGAAGCTCAAGCCCGAGGACTTGGGGAGTCGTGCTATACGCGACGAGCGCGTTTTGCGTGCCGCTACCGAAAGCAAGCAGCCCGTAGCTGCTGTCAGGCAGCGCCAGCGTGACGTTGCCGGCGCTCGACAGCGTCATGCGGTTCGACATCGTCGGAGCTGAACCGATCGCTGTCGTCTGCGACGGACCGGTCCAGAAATGAATGCCATCCGTGCTGAGCGACATCGCTGCGCGGCCAACGCCGACAGCGGTTAGGGATTGGAAAGTACCGGAGCCAATGTTGGCGCCGACACCGTACCCGAGGTAACTCGCGCCGCTGGAGTAGAGAGATCCGAGCGAGAACAGCGCGCCCGAAGAATACTGACCGTTGATCAGCATGTCACCAAACGTTGCGCCGGACGCGTTCCCGATAAGGACGTCTGGGATGGTAGCAGCCGCCGTGTAGATGCCGGTTACTGTGAGCGCGGTCAAGCCCGCAGAAGAAGGTGCAGCAACGGAAACGGCGCCAGTCGCGCCGAGCAATACGCGCCCCAAGCCGCCACTGACGAGGGATAGCGAGTGCGCGCTCGACGTACCGATATATCCGTACGTGGCGGAACTAGACGCTTGAACCGCAACAGTCACGGTGCCGTCCGTGAACAGCGCGCCCCACGTGGAGGTGAGCATGTTGAGGGTCAGCGCGGCACCACTCGTCGGCGTCGCGACGCTGAACCCGCCAGTGGTGTTGTTGTAGCTCATCCCCGAGCCGCCGAACGAGCCCGCGGCGTTGTACTGCACCGAGTTCACGGGCGCGCCCGGGGTGCCCGTACCGCCCGTGGCCGGCGCTACAGGCACGCCGAGCAGAGCCCAGACGTCGTCATCGCCCTGCGACACCGGGTCCAGCGTCATGTGCTCGCCGTTCGTTCCCGTGAGCGGGCGACCCGTCACGTAGAATCCGTTCGCGGCGTTGATCGTGCCGATGCCGGTCAGGTTCTGCGCGCCCACCAGACCGAGAGCAACCGTGCCGTCACCCGTGATGCGCAGGAACTGTTTCGTCTGCGCGGCATTTTGAATGGTGACGCCGTAGTCCGAACCAGACGTGCCCGCACTGATCAGCAGCGCGTAGGACTGGTTGGCCGTCGTGTTCCCTTGCAGCGACAGGGCGTAGTTGTTCGCAACCGCCGCTAGCGACATCAAGATACCGGACGTCGGCGGGCTCACTGAGAGAGTGCCGGTCGCCACCGCGTAGATGAAGTTGGACGCTCCGCCGAACGCCCCGGCGTTGTTGAACTGAAGCGAACTGACGGGCGTGCCGGGCGATCCGCTGCTCGTGCTAGCCGGCGGCGTCGGGAATCCAAGCATCGCCCAGACGTCGTCTTCGCCCACCGACAAGCTGTCTACGAGAAGGTGCGTCGCGGGTCCGGCCGGACCTTGCGCGCCCGGCGATCCTGCGACTCCCGCGGGGCCCGGCGGCCCCGGAGCGCCGTCATCAGGAATCGAGTCATACTCCGGCACCAGCGTGACGCCGGGGACGCCCTGCGGGCCCGTGAAGCCCTGCGGGCCGGGGATGATCCAGCCTTCGTCGTTGCCGCTGTTCTCGTCGGACGAGTAGCCCGGGAAGCCGCCGATCGGACCCGTCGTCGCGATCGCCGACAGCGTGGCTGGCTGCGCGGACGTTCCCTGAATGATGATGTTCGGACCCGCCGTGGCGTTCCGAATATCCATGTTCTGCAGATGGTTCGTGATGAACGTGCGGAACCATTCCGCGCTCCACTCGCGCGGAATGTTCGTGACGACCGCCGCGCTGATGCCGCGCCGGACAGGCTGGTTCGGAACCCCTACCATTTGCCGCCGTCCAGCTCAGCGGTCACGTCGACGGTGTACGTCGGCGCGGCATCGCTGATCAGGAAGCGGTAGACGCGGCAACGGCTCTGGCCGAGTTTGAACCACACGCAACGGTTGCCATACTGACCACTCTCGCCGAGGTTCTTGTCGTCACGCGCCCAGAACGTGCGACCGCCGTCATCCGAGATGTACAGCGTGACCTTCGGCGCGTACGTGAGGCTCGCGCCCTCGCCCGCGGAGATCACGAGTTCGAGGCGGTTGTGGCAGATGCGGTTATTGCCATCGTAGATGCCCTGTGTCGTGAACGAGCACTGCATCTGCACGCCGAACTCGGTGAACACCGTTGTGTCGAGATAGCCGACGCCGTTGCCCTGCGAATCGCCGACGAGCTGCTTGCCGAACGCGTTGAGCCAACACAGCGGACGCCAGCAGCCGACACCGAAGGACTCCATCTCGAACCATTCGGTCGTCACGCAGTCGTACACGAGCGAGTTGCCCGCGGCCGGCATCGTGAGCACCCAGAGCGGGTGGCCGCCGATCGTCGGCGTGAGCGCGTAGCAGCCGGCGAGGTTCGCTTTTTCGAGGACCGCCTCGATACCGTGGTTCGAGACGCGCGTCGGCGTCTGGCCGTTGCGGCGCCGTACCGTGAGATCATTGGCGACCCAGAAGACCGACTGGTCCTGCAATGCGACCGTGTAGCCGGCGAGCGGGTGCACGCCGATCTGCATGAAGCTGTTAGGGGCGCTCCCGAACGGCGAGCCCGCGCTGCTGCCGGTCGCGGTGCCGACGTTCATGTAGCCTTCGGACGTCAAAGCGCCGAAGACCAGCACCT